GCAACATCGAAGCACTAGTAACACATGATGGCACAGATGCATACATTACAACATACAATGAATTTTTTACTGGTAACAATAGTCTGATATCATTGACTGCAGACCTCAATGGTACTTCTTTACGATTGAGAGGCTCGGCAACATCCGGTGATAGCACGAAGGTAATTGTAAACAGGATCGTTGCATTTGGAGACTCGGAATCAGAAGAATCAAATAGTGACAGCACAAGGAAAATAATCGGAAACACAATAGTTTCAAGTACGGCGACTGAATTTGATTCATTTCAGGCAAGTGTGACAGATGCAGTGCATTACGTTGTTACCGGCCAAAAAGGATCGGATGAAAACTTTATTTGTGAAGCAGTCGTTGTGACAGACGGAACAAATGTCTTTGTGTCACAAGGGCCAAATGTCAGTTCCAAAAGCACAGACATGTTGGAAATATCCGCAACTATATCATCTGGCACGGTAAGTGTCAAGGCAAGTTCGACTTCGGGATCATCAACGGTCCAGGCCTTTGCAGTCAGATTAAAAGCGCCAACAAGTGCCACAGCGACAATCGATAGTTTTTCAAAAGCGGATTTCAGGGGTGCAAAATATTTCATCTCCATTAATAATCTAGACACAAACGAAGTCAGCAACATAGAGGCATTGGTTGTGCATGACGGCACGAACGCTTACATCAATGAGTACAACGAACATTTCAGCGGAAGTAGAAGTTTGATAACACTAACCGCCGATGTGTCAGGATCCAATGTTAGACTGCGTGGCGTTGTGACCATTGATAACACCAGGGTAACATTCTATAGAATAATTTTAAGTGATGGTATGACTGATGTAACAGGTGGCACAAATGTCAATGTAATCGGCGACGAAACTATTTCTAGTGCAGTGACAACCTTGGACACTTTCGATGATACCGAAATTGATGGTGCTCATTATGTTATCGTGGGAAATAATTCGTCCGAAGGTGCATCATCTATCCAAGAAGCAACGGTGGTCACAGATGGCACCAATGCTTTTGTCAGTTCCGGCCCTTTTGTAAGTTCCAAGGACACAAATCAAATTGATTTAACCGCATCACACGATGGATCCAGCACGGTGACATTATCGGCATCCTCGACTTCGGGTGGATCTACAAAAGTTAATGCATACCGAATCCACTTGAAAGCGCCTGAAACTAATTTGGCAACTCTTGATTCATGGGCCAAGGGATCATTCAGAGGTGCCAAATATTATATTTCGGCAGAAGAAACTAATATTGGACACATCACCAACATTGAGGCATTGGTTGTGCATGACGGGACTGACGCATACATTTCAACTTTCAATGAACACAATTCTCACACTTCGTTAGTGCAATTGACTGCGGACATTGACTCAAGCAACAATGTAAGACTACTAGCAGATCCACAAGCTTCGGATGTTAAAATTAAATTCTATCGTATCAGATTGGCAGACAATGAGTCTGATTCTACCGGTACCGACTTTAACACAATAGGTGCTGTAACGGTATCGAGTTCGGCAACAGCAATTGATAGTTTTGTTGACTCAAGCCATACCGGTGCCCATTATGTAATAGTTGGGCATAATTCAAGCGAAGCATCAGCTTCAATATCAACGGCTACCGTGATAACAAATGGAACTACCGCATTCGTGTCGCAAGGTCCTGAGGTGTCAACAAAAGATTCGGCTCATCTCACTTTGACTGCCGCACATGATGGTTCAAACACCGTGACTTTAAGTGCCGCATCAACTTCTGGTGCAAGTACAACCGTGAACGCTTTCAGAATACATCTGTTGGCAAGTAATGAGTTTGCTTATGACGTAGTAGATACCTTTGCACACGGAAGTCATCAAGGAGTAAATTATATATTGGTAGGAAAAAATGGAGACAACGAAAGTCAGATTGCTGACTTAGGTATTGTGACAGATGGAACATCGGCATTTATCCTGCAAGATGGACCAAACATCAGCACACATTCAACCACAACGCCTTTAATGAATTTTTCAACAGGAGTCAACGGCGACAATGTAGAACTAAGAGCAACAAATAATCAAGAAAACACAGACACGGTTGTCAACATCTACAAATTACAATTGGCGAGAGCGGCTGGAAATCCTTCTTCGATCAAGACCTTAGATACCTTTTCTGCCAGCACCTTTAGAAGTGCAAAATACACGGTATCTATAAGCGATTCTGCCAGTGGAGATCTAGGACTATATGAAACATGCGACGTCTCAGTCACACATGACGGTAGCAATGCGTTCTTATCTGTGTTTGGCAGAACAACCAATCACACAGAAGATTTGCTCACGTTCAGTGCAGACATAGATAGCGGAAATGTACGACTAAGGGGAACGATAAGTAATACTAACGCACACACGGTAACGGTGGTGAGAAAGGTTATGAACACATAAAATGCCAAGAATTAATCTTAATGTAGGAGAGCGAGCCAACGACGGCAAAGGTGCTACTTTGCGTGATGCAATGATCGATGTGAACACAATGTTCACTGAGATATACAACGCACCTGGAATAAGCACAGACACTTTAACTTTTACCGGTAATGAAATAAGTGCGGTCAGAAGTAATGACGATATAGTTTTTGCACCGGCCGGAACAGGAGCGGTTGTTTTACCTGCTTTAAAATTCAATGGCAACAACATTGAAGGCACACGTACAAATGATGATATAAATCTTTTGCCGTCAGGCACAGGAAGAGTTGTATTTGGATCTATAGCCATCAATGGAACCACTTTGAGTTCGGATGATTCGTCTTCAATCAATATTAATGAAGACTTGATAGTAGACGGAACATTAACAACTTCGGGTGCGGCGACTATTACAGGAACAGTAACGGCGGCAACAGGGTCTACATTTGGTAACCTTACAATTGCAAATGGATCAATAACCGATTCATCCGGGGCAATTAGCTTCGGCAATGAAAATTTAAGCACCACAGGAACAATGACGGCTGGATCAGGCTCTTCGTTCGGAAACCTCACACTTGCCGACGGATCAATCACAGATTCAAGTGGAGCGATAAGTTTTGGTGATGAAAATTTAAGCACCACAGGAACGTTGACGGTTGATGGACTTACAACACTGGGAAACCTTACAGTGACAGGTACAAGCTCGTTAGCAGGAACTGTAACCATAGACAATCTAACTTTCAATGATAACATTATTGGGTCAAGTTCAAATGCGGACATTCGTTTGACTCCGGGTGGAACTGGATCAGTAATTGTCAGTAATTTGACAATAGATGACAATATAAACATCACTGATAATATTATTAAAACTACTGTTTCAAATTCGAATTTGGAGCTTAAACCAAGTGGTACAGGTACGGTAAAAGTAGGAAGCGATTTAGATATCAATGGTGGAACAATAGATGGGACAGCAATAGGTGGCTCAACAGCGGCGGCTGGAACTTTCACAACTTTGACAGCAAATACTTCTATCACTATAGATGGCGTAACAATCACAGACAATACCGTGTCGGCAAATGCTTCAAACTCCGACTTGGAACTTTCCGGTAACGGAACAGGTGGAGTGACCATCAGTGGATTTACTTTCCCAACGTCTGATGGATCATCAGGGCAGTTCTTAAAAACAAACGGATTAGGTGTGCTATCTTTTGGAACAGCAGGTGCTAGTTTGAGTCATTCCGATATTGCAGATGCAACAACAACTGTGGCAAGTTCGGCAACTACTGTCTTAAACACTTTTGCCAAGGGCACATATCGAAGCGCCAAATACTTTATTTCTATAGTTGACTCAACAAATAGTAGATTTGAAATAGTGGAGGCAAATGTGACCCATGACGGCTCTGACGCATACATATCCACGTTTGGATCAACAACAAATTACACAGGTCCATTGACAACTTTTTCAGCAGATGTAAGTGGAAGTGATGTGAGAGTATTGGTGACAAACATTTCCAACAATAGCACAGTATTCAAATTCCAGGCCATTTATATAGACGCATAAAATTACATTAGGTTTATAGAATATCTAATAAATATTGTATCAACAGAGGAAGATACAAGTGGCACAACAGACCATAAGCATAGGATCTACAGCAAACGACGGAACAGGTGATTCGTTGCGTGTTGCATTTAACAAAATAAACTCTATGTTCACAGAGTTATATGGTGAGACTGCGGCAGATTCTCAGATATCTTTTTCCGGCAATAAAATTAGTTCCAATGCCTCAAACGCCAATCTAGTATTGGAGGCCAGTGGTACAGGAGCGATCGAATTAGAAGGAATCCAAATTAGAGACAATCACATAGAAGGCACACGAAGTAATGACAATTTAATATTGTCAGCTTCAGGAACAGGCAACATAGTATTGGGTGCCGTCAAAATAAACGGAACGACTTTGAGTTCTGATGACTCAAGCAAAATTTCAATAGCAGAAGCAGTCGATGTAAATGGCAACTTAGTTGTCACAGGCTCACAGATAGATTTTACAAATTTACCAACAAGCGACCCAGGAACAGCGGGAAGGCTTTACAGAGATGGTGCAACAGTGAAGGTAAGCATATAATATGGCAAAGCAAACAATTAACATAGGTAGTTCGGCCAACGACAAAACAGGTGATCCGTTAAGAACGGCGTTTAACAAGATAAACGAAAACTTTACTGAGTTGTATGGTGCGTCACCTTTTGGACAACAGGTAACAATATCCGGTAATCAGATTTCGGCTAACGAATCGAATGCAGATCTTGTTTTATCTGGATCCGGCACCGGTGGTGTTGTTGCAAGTGCTGTTCGAATTGATGGTACAAGTCTAAGTTCTAGTGATTCGACGAAGATAAACATCAATGAAAATTTAGACGTTGATGGTAATATTACAGCATCAGGAGACATAACGGCCACAGGTAACATCTTCGCAAACGGAAACATAAATTTAGGAAACGCATCCAGTGACCAGACAAAGGTTGTTGGTGTATTCGAAGCAGACAATATTCAGATAGATGGAACAACAATCACAACAAACACAACCAATGGCAGTGTAACCATAACAGGTAATGCAACAGGAGGCGTGAATGTTGAAAACTTGACAATCAACGACAACACAATATCATCTCCTTCCAATTCGGACATTGTCATAGAGCCAGGTGGAACTGGTGATGTGGTGCTAAGTGCCTTAAGAATCAACGGAACAACATTAGATTCGTCCGATTCAAGTTCAATAACTTTGGGAGAAGCGGTTGACATTACAGGTGCTTTGACAGGCACATCGGGATCATTCAGCACAACATTGGCAGTGACCGGCACAACCACGTTGACTGGTGCAACCACAATCAATAACAGTTTGACTGCAAATTCAGTCACAACAAATACCATTGCATCTAATGGCTCAAATGCGGATTTAAGTATCCAACCTAGTGGCACAGGAGATGTATTAATAAGTGCATTGAGGATAAATGGAACAACATTAGATTCATCCGATTCAAGTAAAATTACCGTTGCTGAACAGCTTGACGTAACAGGAACTTTGGTTACAACAGATATTACAACCACCGGTACACACACAATTACAGGACAGTCAGATATTGATTTTGTAAGAATTAAAGATCATACAATCACAACAAATTCATCCAATGCGAATTTAAATCTTTCTGCAAACGGCACTGGAACAGTCACAGTTGATTCAACAATGACAACAGGCAATATAAACACAACAGGCGACATTGCGATTACTGGCAGATTAGATGTTGATAATATTGCAATAGATGGAAACGGAATTATCGCAACAAATAGTGGTGGTGATATCAACATCAATCCAAATGCAACAGGACAAGTTACAATTGGTGGATCCAATGTATCAGTTCCTAGCATGTTGTCTGCATCGACTTTATTTGCCCAGACTGAGATACTATTGGCAGATAGTGCAAAAATAAGATCGGCTGTTACAAACTCTGATATTATTTTAGAAACAGAAGGCACAGGATCAGTTGTGCTAGAAGAAGTTTCGATAACGGCTAACAAAATTACAACACATGTATCAAATGCTGACTTGCAATTAGACACGGACGGCACAGGATTGATCGATATCTTAACCGATACTCAGTCAACGGTCGGATCTGCCGGAGGTGCATCAGCGTTGCCTGGACAACCAACAGGATATATAAAGGTCAAGATAGCAGGCACAACAAGGGTCATACCTTTCTACGATCAGTCATAATAACACGCCAAAAACTTAATAAATACTGGTGAAGGAGTAAGTTCATGTCAACACCCGTGTGGACAACCACAGCAGGTAAACTAGCGTCTATCGACGAAAAAGTAGAGTTCAGCCAGCAATTAGTAGCTACTAGTAGCTCTACGATTGCTTACTCCGTAATTGCAGGAAGCCTACCTTCAGGAATGAAACTTACTTCAACAGGCTTACTGACCGGGATACCAGCAGAAGTAGAAAAAAGAACAAGATACACCTTCGTTGTTCGTGCGACTGCTGGTTCCCTAATCACAGATAGAAGTTTTTACCTTGATGTTGAAGGGCAGGACAATCCAACATTCACAACAGCATCGGGTAGATTGCAGTTGGATGATTCTACAAGTGTTGGTGTATTTTGGGTATTGGATGGCGCACAAATTAATTTCCAGGTGCAGGCCACCGATGTGGATACAAGGTCCGGACATTCTTTAACTTATGAAATTGAGAGTGGAGAATTGCCGCCTGGCATAACATTGAGTTCGTCAGGACTTCTTACTGGTATAGTAAAATTAACAGACAATGATTTTTCAAGCAAAACAATATTGAGTAAACATTATACTTTTAATGTAAGAGTATTTGACGGAACAAGTTTCTCCACACAAGAAAATCAAATACATGTTGTTTCTGCAAATTATTTTAAAGTATCAAACACTGAAATAACTATTGACCAAACATTAATAGGCGGAGTCCAATTGACTATGGACTTCAGCACATTCAGAAAACCGATCTTCCTCACACCAAGTGATCTTGGAACATTTAGACATGACAATCAAACTGTAATCAAAATAGATGTTCTAGACGCTGATCCTTTGGAAGCCGCGTTCGTTTATTCTATACAATCAGGATCTCTTCCATCAGGACTAAGTTTGAACACAACTAATGGTGAAATATCCGGAACATTGGCTAAACAGGAAGCAGTCGAAACAGATTTCACATTTACTATGCGGGTAAACAGAGAGATAGCAACAGACTTGAATGTATTCGCCGATCAAACATTCACCATGAAAGTCATTGGTGGAATAGACATTGGCATATCTTTTACAACGCCTGCCACAGTTGGAACATTGACAGCAGATATTCCAAGCCTACTTTCTATCGAGGCCGAGTCGGAATATTCCAACAGGGTGCTGTCATACACTCTTACAGAAGGAACATTACCCACAGGAATCACTTTGTCATCTACAGGCAATCTCATAGGAACAATCGACAAGGATGATTTTACCGATTCTACAACTTCCTTTACTTTTACGGTCAATGTTAGCGATCAATATCAACAGTCAGCATCATCAAAAGAATTTACTATTAACGTTGATATTCCATTCACTACAAAAGAACATGGATCCATGTTTGGTGAGGCAACAAGCCTAATAGATCAAAATATATTTTATAACATAGCTCAAGACAGAAATATTAATTCCCCGGAATACATATTTAGACCAGAGGATTCTAATTTCGGAATGAATAACAAGCCTGACATGTTACTAATTGCCGGTCTCCAAAATCAAACTCTTACAACTTTGCAAAATCAGATGGAGCAAAATCATGCACCTAAAACTTTATATTTTGGTGATTTGAAAACTGCTGTTGCCAAAGAAAATGGCGTGGTGAAATACGAGGTTGTTTACATCGACATGAAAGATAACCTTGTCAATAACGAAGGGAACGCAGTTGGGTCATCAGTGGCTGTGAGATCAAATGTCGCTACACCAATACTTGGGCCGAGAGCAGGAACAACCGAAATTACTGCGGATGCAGATGTATATGAAGTCACGCACAGAAGTGGATTAGCATTCAGCACTTCCGGATCTAAGGTTAGATTCGCAAATCAATTGAGTGCTGACCTAGACTTCATGGACATATTGTATCCAAATGCCTTGGCAAATATGAGGACAAGAATGAAGAGTCTTGGCCATAAAGAATGGACACATTTGCCATTATGGATGAGGACAACGCAATCCGGAGACCTTGCACCATTAGGATGGGTTCCGGCTGTGGTAATTTGTTATTGCAAACCAGGAACCAGTGAGTTGCTTAAGAAAAGAATAACCGATAAAGAACTGGATTTCAAAAATATTAATTTTATAATTGACAGATACAAGTTTAACAAAAGCTCTGTTACTCCTGCACAATTTATTGGAGACGGAACCACAAGCACTTTCGAACTAGATGAAATAGTCCACGAAGAAGATATGTTGGTAAAAGAAGACGCGACACGTGTATTTGTTGGATTCGGCATCAGAGCAGACAACCAGTTGGACCCAAATTCTCAACGAGCAGATTCTGATCTTGTATCAGCAGATCATGAATTTGGTATTGACTTGTCGCATGATACGGTTAATCTAAAAACTACCATTAATTTTAGGAAAGCGCCTCCGACGAATGGCACAATAATCACAGTGGACAGATTGAACGATAAATATCTTAAATTTAGACACAAAGGAATATTTTAATGGCAAGTAACATAGTACCAGGAAACATAGATACAGGCTATCCAAAAGCAGGACAGGACAATAGTTCACAAGGCTTTAGAGACAATTTTACACAGATAAAAACAAATTTTGATGAAGCAAAAACCGAGATTGAGGACTTGCAATCAAACAAAGCCAGTCTTAACGGCTCAAGTGATTTTGCAGATAACGAAGTAACAAGGGCAAAATTAAAAGATACAAGTGAAACAGTTTTTGCACATGGAACAACAGGTGGATCGATTGTTTTGAATCATACAAACGGTCATTACCAAACATTAACAACGAACGCATCTGTAACATTGTCATTTACAAATTTACCAGCTACCGATCAATTGGGTAGAATAATACTGGATGTAAATGTTGTCAGCACTGCACACACAATCACAATCCCGTCTGCAGTTATAGTTGCGAGTAATGTCAGTGGTGGAGACGGTTCTTCGGACACAATCACCGTGCCAACTTCGGGTAGGCATCTATATGAATTCATGACTCCAGACAACGGAACAACAATCTTGATGCATGAGCTCGGAGCCAACTACATCTAATAGGAGGTAGTAATGTACTTTCATCCATTACAAGAAGAAATAGCAAACATGAGTGACGAGGACATTTCTAAAAGAATAAAGGAATTGTCACGGAAAGTAAACATAGCTAGAAGAGGACGCAATCCAGAGATACTGGCGAGATTACAGCAGGCCTTGATGACATATCAAAATGCGATCAAACAGAGACGTTTGGAAGAGTGGCACAAAAATTATAAGAAGGCCCGCAACGAACCAGATCTCGGAGATTTGATCAATATTGAATAGTAAGTAATGTTGATGTCAAATCAATTCAGTTGGAAAACCAAATTCAAATCAATCATTGTGGTAGACGGTGAATTGTTTCCCAATGAATATGATTTAAATATTTTCATATCAGCACACACTCCAGATCTTAAAGAACAATCAGATTATTTTGAAAGATTAAAAAATTTGTTTGAAAGGGTTTTCACTAACACAATAACCACATGGCGTGACGAGCCATTGTATCCTGTTCTTAAAAAGCAAACAAATAACAGATTCGTTGAATTACCAAGACCACCCTATGATCAAATAATGGCGGCCGTGTGTTTCTGTAAAGCCAATGCTGTGCTTGATAGCAAAATTATAATTAACAATCTAGAATTAAGCAGTTGGCAAGGAGACGGTATTACCTATTCGGTTGACAAGAACTCCCCAGAACTGCTACTATTAGATCAAAAGGATTGGTTCAGTAAAAAATTTAGCAAATTTGATCCATGGTGGTTGAGACCAGATACTGCTACATATGATGAGGAACATGCAAAAGGCATCTATACAGGACACTTCAGTTGGAACAATTCAAAAATTCCAGTTGACAAGAAGCACGAAGACCATGCTAAAATATTTGAGTTCAGTCCAAAGGTTTTAGATGGTGGAAAAAATAAAAACAAATAAACATGGCGATTGCATTTACACAGAGCAAGATGCAATAAATTTACTTTATACAAATCCAAATTTCGACATCACAAAACTTTTCTTTGAATCTACTGACAAATACAACAACACAGTAAAAGAACTTGGGTTGGATTTTCCAAAAATACACAAGGTGCCAGAACGTGCAGATGTTGTAGAGTTTGATAGGGCTAACAGTGAACAATGGCACATGCCAGAACATTACAGTAAATTGAATGTCCTGCAATGGTTGTTAGACAAATGTCAGAATGACGAAGAACGGTTCCGAGTTCAAGCAGAATATAGTTTGTTTGAGGAGAAGAAATTCATCAAGGTGTTGCAATTTTTGATTTATTTTGTTGACACACTAAGAGCAAACAATGTGGTATGGGGAGTAGGAAGAGGCAGTTCGGTGGCGAGTTTTTGCTTATTTTTGATTGGTGTACACAAAATAAATCCTATGTCGTACAATTTGGATCACCGTGAATTTTTAAGATGATAAGTAATAACAAATAGGAGCATATAATGGTAGCAAGAGCACCCAGAAAAAGAATGTACAGAACCATGCAAGGACGCATGATTGACATTGAAAAACTAAGAGGCGCCAACGAGGACGTACGAGCAGTTGGTAATATGAACGTCAATGCACGTGGAGATGTGCTGAGCAAAAGCGGACAAGTTGTCACGCCTAAGGCAAAAGTAATACAAAAATATTATCAGCAACCAAAAGGCAGAGTGGATGACACTCCAAGAAGAGCCAAACCAACTCCGGCTAGAAAAATGCCTCCACAGCCAACAGCAACGCAGAAGACAGCTCCAGTGGCACCAAAAGCCCAACAACCGAAAGTGGCAAAAAAGACCACAACAGAGAAAAAAGGCATCGATGCCGCTCTTGACGGACTAGAATAAATCAGCTATAATACTTCTATATGGGACAAATAGAAGACTTACAACACAAAGGATTTGGATCACATGGTGGTAAGCAATACACCGTGGACTACGACATCACGCCACTAAAGAAAAGAGTGTTGGTTTCGGACATGCATTTTGGAGAAACAAAATCCAAAGGCGGAATAATACTTGTCGACGACGACGGATCGGCCGACGGTATACATCCTAGATGGGCCAAAGTTTACGCCATCGGCAAAGAACAGGAAGATGTAAAGGTTGGTGAATGGATAATGGTTGCACACGGACGTTGGTCTAGAGCATTCAAAGTAAAAAAGGAAGGCGTAGAATTAGAGGTTAGAATGATCGATGAAAATGATATTTTACTTGTATCACAGGAAGAGCCAGAACAGAACAGACACAAAGCAGGATATGTCAACACAGGTGGTATGCAACAGATGACATCACTGCCAGGCAATGACTAAAAAAATTACAATCACAAGAACATTCGTACCAATCGACAAACTGGTGACGATGGCAGAAATGGGCCTGGGAGCAGTGCGTCCACTCAATAAAGAAAAAAGAAGTTGGATAGCCAAATTGATAAGACAGCAACTATGGGATCCGATACTGGTTACACCAATCAAAGATTCTGGGTATTACTTGCTTACAGATGGTTGGCACAGGGTACAAGCCGCAAAAAAATTAAAGCAAAAAGAAATTGAGGCCGTGAAATTACCTGCCGACATTGGATTGAGCATGTCAAAGGCAAACAAAATTTTACGTGACATAGACAGAGAGTATGGTTTCAAATTGAAGTGTAGTGATATAATAGGACAATGGGCGTTCTATCAAGATTGACAATTTTCCAAAATATGCTAAAATTACAAACATGCGTATAGGTTTTTGCTGTAAATGGCTTAACAGCCATTCTGAATTTGGTGGCATGAAAGTGAATGCCAAAGACAGGGACCTTAATGGCAGATCAACCACGATGCGTTGGCTGAGAGAACATCCAGAAGATGCAGTCCAAAGGCAGTGGGATATCATGAATCATAATGCCACCGCCGCTAGAAAATTGGTGCAACGTGTTGGTTCCCTGCCACCCGAACGTAGGATGGTGAGACTAGGAAGTGAAATGTTGCAAGGCTACACAGAAGCTAATTGGATAGACTGGTGGCAACAACCACACATCCAAGATCATTGTGAAAGGATATTTGCACCCGTTGGTGAAATGGCTCGCAAACTAGATGTAAAGGTCAGTTTCCATCCTGGGCAATTTTGTGTCCTAAGCAGTGAAAGTGCAGACATCAGAAAGAGAAGTGTAGAAGAATTTGAATATCATGTCGACATGGCCAGGTGGATGGGATTCGGCAAGTCATTCCAGGATGGTTGCAAGATCAACGTACATATCTCAGGCAGGCGTGGACCACAGGGTATTATTGATGCACTTCCTAAACTATCACCTGAGGCAAGAAATCTTATCACAATCGAAAACGACGAAATGGGTTGGGGGCTTGACGCCAGTCTTGAATTGGAAAAACATCTTGCATTGGTCATGGACATTCATCATCACTGGATACGAGATGAAGAATACATTGAAGCGACAGATGACAGGGTCAAAAGAGTGATCGATTCATGGCGTGGACAACGTCCAACGATGCACTACTCGTATTCGAGGGACGAACACTTGGCGGTTGCAAATCTTGGCGACAAGACGCACACCGAAATGCATGACATTAAGATGTTGCTTGAACGGGGTTGCAAGAAACAAAAACTTAGAGCACACTCCGATTTGTTACCAAATCGGGCAGTCAATGACTGGGCACTCAGTTTTAGTGAACATTTTGATATACAGACAGAGGCCAAAGGCAAAAACATAGCCGCGGAACAATTATATAGACAACACTTAGAAAATGCGGCTATAGAATGATTGAGAAAATTAAAGCATTTGCTAGATGGGTAAGTTTGATCCCTTTGTTACATGCCCCTGCATATTTTCTTGCCATAGTGGGACTGATACTTCTTATATTGACATTTACACTATAACTTACTGTTTTCCAAGTAAGTTTGGGTCATAAAAAACTCCTTGTAATCGAAGTTGGTAAAGTCTCCGCTGTCATGATATAAATCACCCTGTAACCATAGTAACATGTTTGGTTTCCATATTAAGGTTTCGACTAAATTTTTATCTTGATCGTAGATCCGTGTTGATGCTCCTTTGAAATTTGTTCTATCGCCGTCCACCGAATAAGGAAATATTATACTTTTTCCCGGTGTGCAATCATCATTGGGTGTAGTGTCTTTATGTATAGGCAGTGGTCCGAACATTCGATTAAATGATGAAAAATTATATTTTGTGTTGGCAGGCAACAGTGCTTGTATCATAGGAATTATCTCTTTGGTAAACAATTTAAATCCTAAGTGATTTTTTGTCGATTTGTTAGAAAGGTTTTGGAATATGCCCCAAGCTAATGACTCATGGTACTGCTCTCCAGTTGAAACCTTTTTGTACATGACTTTCCATTTTTCAAGTTGATCATCTTGCACAAAGTTTTCAATATAACCATAATTAGTAACCATAAAAATATTTATTGGTTGTTTTTTTGTTTAAAATATATTACAGTATGTAATATGAGATCAATGATATGAAAGACCTTTGGGTAGAAAAGTATAGACCAAAAACGTTGAAGGAATATGTTGTTAGGGACGAAGCACAACGTAACCAAATACAAACATGGATTGACGATAAGGCCATACCGCACTTGCTGTTAAGTGGTGCTCCGGGCGTGGGTAAAACAACACTGGCAAAGGTTTTGTTTCAGGAACTAGATGTAAGCAGTTATGACATACTGGAGATAAATGCATCAAGAGAAAATTCAGTAGACACTGTGAGAGAAAAAATAAATTCATTTGTACAGATAATGCCTTTTGGTGCGTACAAATATGTGTTACTGGACGAGGCTGATTACATGAGTCCGAACGGACAGGCCGCACTTCGTGGTGTGATGGAAATGTATCATACATCAGCAAGATTTATTCTAACTTGCAACTACCCGAACAGGGTGATTCCTGCACTGCACAGCAGGTGCCAAGGCTTCCACATGGAAACAATTGACAAAAATGAATTCACGGCAAGGACAGCAGAAATTTTGATTGCGGAACAGATAGAGCCAGACATAGAAGTGCTAGACACATATGTAAAAGCAAGTTATCCTGACCTGAGAAAGTGTATCAACATGATACAGCAGAATTGTAGAGACGGCAAACTGATGCCACCAAAATTGGGTGACTCAGGACAGCAGGATTATAGGTTACAGATGGTTGAACTATTCAAAGCAGGTAAAATTAATGAAGCAAGAAAACTTGTGTGTGCTCAAGCTAGACCCGAAGAGTGTGAAGAGATATACAGGTGGTTGTATGACAATCTAGATATAATATCCAAAGACGAAGACAATCAGGACAAAGCAGTGTTAATAATAAAACAGGGATTGGTAGATCATTCGTTTGTTGCTGATCCAGAAATAAATTTAGCTAGTGTCATGATCAAATTAGCAAAGTTGTCAAATGGGTAGGAAACATGCTAAAAAAAGATACTTCTGTGTGAAATACACTCTGAAGCCCGATAAAAAATTTGACGAATTAGTGACCCTTTCTCGTAAAAAAATCGGTCCAGGTAAGATGCAAGAATACTCGGTTGTCTTAGATCTTGTGAATGAAGAAATATTAAAGAACGAGTTGCCTAACACAGAGTCCATCACATACCAAAGAATGTTTGAACACTATAATCAATATTACAAAGATGCTATCGACGCCTTTGTTAAATCTTAATACCGTACATGTGTTTAAGAAGCGCCAACCGCCTCATTTTCCATAATTTTGTTAACACTTTCCGTCTTCTTCTGTCTTTTTGTTTTCGTATTTTTAGCCAATTTTGATTTAACATATACAATTTTATCCGTTTGTCGTAGATTCCTTTTTTCCTTATCAGCTTCCATAATTTCCTTTGATACAAAGGCCGCATTTGTTGGCTTTTGAATAATAACATTTGATACCTCGTTGATTGTGTAAAGTTGTGATTTGATGTGTCTTTGTGTTCGACTCATGTACAAATATTTAATGTTGTCCATAGGCCAAAAAGTATGCATATTTTACAAAGCAGATTTTACTCATAAATAAGCGTTATGCACGATGTATTAGATATAATCCGTAATGTACAGGGGCTATACGCCGTAGGCCCTACTTTGGGCATACTTAAAGACTACGAAAGGGTAATGGACGAACTAGACCTATATGTGTTCGAAAATTGGCAGGACGGTGAACTGCTAGAGGGCCCAAAAGATTCTAGACATTTTGTCACTTGTAGTTTCATGTGGCCTGAAGATAGGATGCCAGATCCAACTGGTGGACAAAGACTACTTGACAGAGGATGTAAAGTATCATACAGACGAGACGAATTACTGAAGCCAAGACAGATTAAGTCTCCAGAAGATTACAGGCCCGGCACAACCAAGGGCAAGATTGACGCACATCCAATTTGGATTGTAGAGATAAAGATGCCAAAAGAACTGATTGGCAATTTTAAGTTTGGCAGAGATAACATCGAAAATCAAGACGAAACAGATATAGCAACACAGGATCAAAATAATTTAGATGCAAATTAATGAAGGACTAAAGGCCGGTGATTTGGAAGGCGTGATCGATAAACGTTTTTCCATAGACCAATTTAAATCAAAAATGGGCGATGACAAAAACATCATGGTCCTTGCTTTTACGGCAGAAGGACTTGCGCCTGCCAAGGACCTAGAACGTTTTGCTGAGACCGGATATAAAGAAATTTTAGATGCAGATGCAACTCCTGGCGCAATGGCAGATGGCAAACACAAAGTATTTGTTGAATTTGCAAGACAGGATGGAGTTATCATGCATATAATGAAATTTTTGGAAGACCTCAAAAAACTTACCAATATTGAAGAGTTTGAGTACACTTATCACAAAGGTGAAAATCCAACTCTTGTATCTGCAGGTACCATGCAGGAGATGGTTCCTACAACTCCTGACGCATACGAACAAAAGGTCAATGAAATGAAAATTGGTGAAGCAAAAAACTTTTTTGACAAATACGACATGTTAGAATGTGCAATGGAGGACAATATTTTAAGTGTCAAAAAGGCAGGCACACAACAAGAGTTACAATTTGAAATACACAAAGTTGGATCAACTAATGAAATCATGAAAGAAGCTAAAGCATTTGCTTTGGACATAGATTCGGTGGCAGAATGCACACATCTTACAAAATACTTTGGTCCTTACAATATTACCAAAACCACTGAAAACAGATTCATTTTCAACAAAGGTGATGAGTCTGCACTATTAAGTAAGTACAAATGGTAAGGTTATCAAAAAATTTCACGCTACAAGAATTCACTAAAAGTCAAACAGCAACAAGAAAAGGCATAGACAACACGCCTGGTGAAGAACATCTTGCCAAAGCAAAGGATCTTTTTGAAAATGTGGTGCAGAAGGTCAGGGACAACTTTGGAGTAACAGTAATTAACTCTGGATATAGGGGTCCAGCACTTAACGAAGCTGTAGGCGGTTCCGAAAGATCGCAACACTGTAAAGGCGAAGCGGTGGATATAGAATGTCCAGGCACCCCTAATTATGATGTGGCAAAATGGATTGAAGATACCTTAGACTTCGATCAACTGATATTAGAATTCTATACACCAGGTATACCTGATTCAGGATGGGTACACGTTTCTTACAAATCTGACGGTAATCGTAAAAGTGTTTTGACTGCAATGAAGGAGAACGGCAAGACCGTCTATAAAACAGGATTAATACAATAAAATGTATCAAAAATGTTTTTTAGATTACGATCACAATTTTTTTGTCGAGCAGGAATACAAAGAAGAACCAACTAGTTGTATCAAACATCAGATCAACGAGCTTGACGACATACACAAAAAGTATGGTGGCTTTCCGGAAACATATACTTTTGCCAATACGAAAATACATCAATTATGGTATACCAATGAACAAATTGATTTCGAGGCCATAGGAAAGCAATTAGGAGTCGAGGTGGTTACAGTCAGTTCTATAAAGCAACCTCCTGGACAAGTTGTTCCATTGCATAGAGACACTTTTTTCCAAATCAAAAAAAAATTTCCTGATGACAAGAGATTGAAAGTACGGGCAAACATATATCTCCAGGATTGGAAGATGGGACAGTTTATACAGTATGACGACACAGTTGATGTGAAGTGGAAAGCAGGCGATGGACACATATGGGACAGCAATGTTCTCCACGTCAGTGCTAACGCAGGATTTGACGACAAGTACACTTTGCAGGTGAGTGGTTTTTTGTTATAATCAAATAGTAATTCTTTTATCCCATATCCTACTAAAACATAAACGATTTGTATCTATACCTCTGTCGTATTCAGAATATTTTCCAGATGTATCTAAACCAAATATTACACAATCCGATGGAGTTAAATGTAAACTAGCACAGGAATCTTTTTGTAAATCTTTATATTTTTCATATAGCCAATTATTACTAAATTTTTTTATCATTTGGTGACCTATATTGACACTGAATAAGTTTACATAATCATTTTGATTATAGGCAAATAAAGTATCATCAAAAAATTGCCTTCTCATCCTGATGCCTATCCTGTGGTGTTCTACAGGAAAAACTTTGCTTAATGACGTGGTAATTGTATGAATACATTTGTAACTAAGGTCGAGCTCTTCTATTTTTGATATACTGATGTACGCAAGATCTAACATCACAGGAATATCAAGTTGTTCGCACTGCTCTAATACATTATAAAAGTTGACAGGTATATTTCCTGTGCCTGAGAACGGACAACTCATCACAACTACATCACCGGACTTTAGTTTATCATCACCTATGTCAACACATGATTTAAAATAATTACGTCCCATCAACCAATGATAAAAAAATTCTCCTTTTAGCAGACGCAAACGTTTATTGATGTGTTGATGATAGAATTGACCAAAAGTTTCTGTGGTGCCAGCACTGAAGTCAATGTTTCCAAAATTTTGTATTCCTTGAAAATTTTTACCACTGCATATCCATTCTTTGTAATCTTTCAAGAACTTTTTACTATCACCTATTTCATGGTTGATGTTTTTTAAATGTTCAACAGACTCGGGGTCGTGGATGCTCCATGCACCTCCATAAGGTTTATTTCTTAACGGTGGTAATACATGATTGATAGCCATTTGATTTACTTATAGGCGTATATTTGACCATAAATATTAGCCATATGTTTTCAAGCATTAGAATGATATTCACAGTATTAATAATCACCGGAATAGCCGGTGCAGGTATGTATGTGATGAAATTGAGGGCAGATAACGCCACACTTAAAGCAAATCAAATTAAATTAGAGACAGCGGTTGCAGAACAGAACAAGGTGTTGGAACAACAGAAAAAAGATTTTACGGCAATAATGGAAAGCAATAAGAAATTAAATGTATTGATCAACACATTCAAAAAAGATCTACAGGATCTAGACAAACGTTTCACAAAGAAAAACAGAGACATAGGCAAACTTGCAATAGAAAGAACAAAATCTATAGAACGTATTGTCAACAACGGTGGGAAAAATGCCGCAAGATGTATCGAGTTGGCATCAGGTGCAGAGCATACTGAAGCAGAACTAAAGGCAACATTAAAATCACAAATCAACCCAGAGTGTCCAGCACTTGCAAATCCAAATTATGTACCACATCAATAAAATATTTGCATTAGCATTAATTGTATTACTAACAGGTTGTAGTATAGGTGGCGAGAAAAAGATCAAGATATTTTCAGTTGAGAAACCAAGGGAAAAATTAAACTACGAGATGCCAACTCCATTACAAATGGAGGAAATTTACTGGCATATTATCACAAGTGAAAATGCAGAGGAAGTATTCAAAAAACTAGAAGAAGCAGGAATAGATCCTGTGTTATTCGGAATCACAGATAAAGACTTCCAGGTGCTGGCTAGAAACTTTGCACAGATAAGGCAAAAACTACAGGAAACAAACAACCTGCTTGAAGAGTACAAAAAATACTACGAAGATTCTGGTAATACTCAATAAATACTACTATTATGAAGATCAGTGATTCAACATCAATCTCGATGCCAATGCGGAACCTAATTTCAATCGTGGCGGCAGTTGCGGTTGGCGTATGGGCATATTTTGGAGTTATCGAAAGACTAAACAAGTTAGAAACACAATCAGTTCTTCTAGAGAAGGACATGACTGCCGAAGATGAAAGATTGCACAACGAAGTTACAAAAAACACAGACTTCAGGATTAGATATCCACGAGGCGAATTGGGTCAAAGTTCACAAGACATAGAACAGTTCATGTTGATAGAAGATTTATATAAAAGTGTAGATAGGATGCAAAAGCATCTAGACGACATGGCAAACAACAAGGTAAACATAGAGTTTCTCAAAGAGCAAATGGAAAAAGCACTAAGGTCTATTGAGAAATTAAAGGACGCTGACAGAGAAATAGTGTATAAGAACGGAAACTAATATGATAGAAGCAGTTGTAGCCTTGTTAATGTTTGTAAATGGAGAAATAAAGGAACATCGTATCCAAGAAAATATGGCAGGATGCCTTAGAGGTAAACGTCATGCAGAAAGAAATTATAGTCCTAGTGTTAAATATCAATGTTGGAAAGGTAAAGCCGAGACTGAGATTTACATGGGAGAGAAATCAATCAAGGCAATAATATTAGAATAGGAAAAAATTATGGAACTAATAGTATCACTGGCAATTAAATTTTGGCAATGGACGATATTGATCGCTGTTGTCATAATTGGTGCAATAATCAACTTCACAGACAAAAGAAAAAAACCAAATTTAAAATTTAGTTTTACAAGTTTCCCGGAGTTGCAACCTGTCGCAATCAAAACAAAGGGCAAGGGCTTCTGGAAAGGTATCGCTATGTGGTTGTTATCAACTAGAAACTGGGTGTTGACCAAAGACTGGAAATACAACATAGACGGAAAAGAGTATGTGATACCGGCAGGATTCCAATTCGATGGTGCAAGTATTCCTAAGTTTCTAAGAACATTCTTCTCACCAGTTGGTGTGTTATTATTAGGCGGATTGGTTCACGACTATGCCTACAAATACAAAACACTTTTAGAAATCAACAAGGAAAAAACAATGGGTGAATTGACCCAAAAAAGAGCTGACGAAATATTCAGAGATATTAATATAGTTGTAAATGGTTTCTATTCAATGAACTACCTTGCATACTGGTCATTGAGAATTGGCGGCTTCGTTGCATGGAATGGTCATAGAAAAA